AGCATACGAGACGCCATCGTAATCAGCAATCGCTGGCGCGGAGTGTTCATACTCGTGGTACTCATCGAACCATCTGTCCGTCTGGAGATGCCCGAAAGATATGCCGTACTTTGATCCTTCGAGTCTAGGATCATGCTTAATAGCCTTTTTAATTCTGTTTTCATGGTTTCCCTCAAATCCTATGTAAGTTGGACGTTTTCTCTTGTGGTGTCTAAACTTCCATCGGATGCGTTCTTGTGCATCATTGTACTGCTCGATGTCTGCCTCATAACTCTGACTGACGATTGCCTCTGGGTAACGAGTGTCAAATGTATTTAATGACCGCATGTCAGCGCCATCACCCAAGTCAACGACATAATCAGGTTTAAGGTCATACAAAAACTCCCCTAACCAATTAAACCTCTCGTTACTCACAGTCGGATCAACGTGAGCGCATGAGAAGACTACGACTGTCTTACCTGCCATTATGTTTCCTTTATCCATTCCTCTGGGATTAACTTGTCTGCATAGATGTAACCGTGTTTGTCACACCAATCAGCATAACTTGTCTTTGAACCTTTACTTATCTTACCCTTAGAATTAGAGAAGACAAACCGTATGTCAAGTTTAGGAAACTGTCGTTGTACTAACAGATGCTTCTTTCTGTCGGCAGCTACGAACCGTCCTTTGGATTCTACGATGATACCGTTGGGGAGTTCAAAGTCAGGTGTGTAGGTTCTAATCTCGTTAACCTCATACTTGATCTTGAACTCCTCATACTTGAACGGCACACCAAGGCTCTTTAGTTGCTCTGAGATACGATCCTCTAGTCCTGATCTATAGCCATGCTTTAGACCTCTTGAGGCGGCTCCCACAGTTGATTGTCGTGCCGCCTTAGCCATAGTAACCTCGCATTTTCAATGATCCTCTCTGTGTCCCCATCATAAGCCTTGACACATGCTTCCCAGAGGTCGTCTTCTGTGTTGCAATCAGTAAGGATTTTAGCTGCTTTCTTAGGGCCAATACCATACAGCCCCTTGATGTTGTCTGCGGCGTCACCCATTAGTATTTGAGTGTAGAAGAACTTAGTCCCTGACCACTCATCTACTTTAGTCCACTCACCCTTTACAAAGTTAAAGTGCCAACAAGGGATTTGTAACATATCTTTATCTACTGAGGCGACAGTGCAATTATACTCTAATTCCGCTGCTGCCTTTGCGATAAGATCATCTGCTTCCTCATTGTCACTAACGAGAGCATTATATTTGTTAATCATATGCTCCCTTGTCGTACCTAGAAACTCAGGCTTCTTTGTGGATTCTCTATTTCCCTTGTAGGGGTGGGACTTAGCAATCTCAAACCTAAAGTTTGTCTTTCCAGTTAGGTACGTTTGGTAGTCGGTAGATAGCGGAAAGGGAAGATCAATTGTCTCATCTAAGATGTACTCCATAAGATCATCAACCTTCTCTTCCGCATCTTTAGCTGTAAAGTCTTGAGTGGCAAAGGCTGCACGATAAGCTATAATGTCGCCATCAATTAGGACTTTGCCTTTGGACATCTAAATCTCCCCGAAGGTGACCGTACCATCGTCCTTCTCAAACCCTACGTCAGTTACATAACTGAAACCTGCGCCTCGCATAGCATCAGATAGGAACTGGCTCATTGTGTAGAGATCGAAGACACCATCTCGTGATGCACTTGAAGAACCTTCGATACCATCCTCTTCCTTGTCGTAATAAAAGTCTATACTAACTCGCATATTTAATCCACCATAAACATTTCATCATCTTCAGTAGAGCTTGCACCCTCGTAAGCTACATGGTCTGTTACACCGACTGCAATAAGCCGTAGACCTGCACCCTTAGAGTAAGTTTCAAACTGCACCTTAGCTCGTGTACCGTTACCTAAAGCTCCATCCCCTTCTAACGACCACCAAGATTTATTCTCAATACCGTTAGTCAAGTTGACAACCTTTGGAGATCCACCAAAATCAACCTCAGTCTCTTTACCATTCTTGTCACTGAATGTCATCTTGTGATCGTGCATCCGTGTTAACTTAACAAACTTACCAATTCCAAAACTATTGCCCTCCTTTACTCGGTCGTTGCCCATCGGATGTGGTTGCATACCAGCTTCAAGCAGTTCCTCTATCTGCTCTTCGCTAGTGAAGTATGCGTTAACAACGTACTGACCGTTATGCTTTGCGGCTTTTTTTGCAGCGTTATTTCCATCCCCACCCATATCTCGGTTATCTTCAAACACCTTCGGGTACTCAAGAACCATGTCCATTGTGTGTTTAGCCATTTACTCTTCCTCTGTTTAAGCTGCTGGTTTGCAGCACTGGTAATATACTATAGGGATATTTTTCGAGATTTGTAACATACTTTTTTACTTTTATTTCACATTAGTGAATATCAGCATATGTATTCCCAAATTGTACATCTGTCCCTAGTGGTACGTTTAGATTTATTGCATCGTTTACGTTGTTTATACTCATCTGCATTATGTTCTCTGTTTTATCTTCGTCTCCCCCTCTTGTTAATACAATAATCTCATCGTGAAACTGACCTATAGTCTCTAGTCCCATGCCACGACATTCCTTGACCCAGCTATCGAAGCAGTAGACACCCGTACTTTGATTTAGTGTACTGAAACGATCCTTGTCGCTGCGCAAGCTATGCCAGAAACCTGACACTGGGTTCTTGAGCCACATACCACCGAATAGCTCACGAACCCGTAGGTTCTTTGCTACCTTCTCAATAGCCCAGTTACGAGACCAGAACGCCTCCAGTAGAACCTTGGCCTCACCTTTGGTCATACCTGTCTCACGGGCCAGCTTAGGCGCTCCTACACCGTATGTAGCACTGTAGTTAACTACCTTGTAATTCTTACGGAGGGCTTTGAGTGAACGCTCTCCAGAATTGTGCTTGTCGATGTCATCTTGGGTGATAACACCAGCGTGTAGAGCCAAGTCTAAGTGTGGGTCAAAACCTTCACGGCTCATAGCCTCAACGTAGTCAGGGTCTAGTGGCTTCATGTAGTGTCGTTTGGTTGTGTCCTCTAGTGATGTCATGTCAGCACCAGCTAACACATAACCATCAGGACACGTCAGACACCCACGGATAACATCACCGTATGGCTTATCTACACCCGGTAGATTGACCAGAGGTCGGTAGTGCTTAAACCGAAAGGTGTTCGTTAGACCAGCTACACTAGCCTCTAGCCACCCACCCTTGTGGCAATCTAAGAAGCTCTTAAGAATACCAGCACGGTGAGTAAGAACAGTAAGGCCATCAAGAAGATCAACAGCTTTGTCAACCTCTGCAAGCTCTTTGACACTTCTGCATAGCTCCCCATTCTTTCTAACTTGTTCAATCTGTCGTTCATCGCCCGTCACCTTATCTCTTAGGAATTTATATGTTCGTGGCTTCCACCCTAGTGAATATAGCCAGTCTTTTACTTGGTCGTTACTGTTGGGGTTACCACGCTCTTCGCCTGTCTTAACGACAAACTGCATGGTTGTCTCAGGTTGCTTGTACTCCTTACATAGGTCTACCCACTTCTCACCGTGAGAGGATAGGCTACCGTCTTTCTTGTGCATAACCTTTGGTCGTGATGCTACACGAGTGAGGGTACGCTTTGGCATAGCGTCAGCCAGTTGCTCTACCTTTTCTACCTTTAGTGACATGATCTCATCGTAGGCTGCTTGAGCTTTGTCTACGTCTAATTTCCACCGTAGGGTCTCTTGTTCTTTTGCGCAGTCTAGCTTGAATGTGAGGTAGTCGATCAGTCGATCCTTATCTGCCTCTGCATTTTTGTACAGTTTGTCCAGCTTCATACTTAAGTCACGCCACAAACGATTGTTGATCTTAACGTCCTCATCGCACCTGTGAGCGTACTCTTGTGGTGTCAGGCTGTTCCAGTCCTTAATAACTGGTTTAGGCACTCCATAGTCCTCTCCGTAGCCCTCAAGCCCATGCTTCATACGATCATGGTTAAGATACCAAGATAACGCCAGAGTGTCGATCAAACGAGCCTTTACCTCAATGCCTAACACCTTTTCTATCGCTGGGATGTCAAAGCGTATGATGTTGTGGCCTACCAGAGTTTCTGTGTTGAGTAATACATAACGCATCTCATCATAG